ACGCCCTCCCGGGTGAAGTAGGGCTCAAAGCCTCCGAATCGGTGGGTGAAACTCTGCAGAGCTTTCCACTGGCTGGAACCGGAGACTACGGTGTAATCCAGTCCGGAAACGTTCCGGCGGATCTCGCTGCGGATCCCGTAGGGCTCTGCGTGACGGTGCAGCAGATCCGCGGAGGAAGCACGGCCGTAGGTAACGGCCTCCGATTCGTTGTCCAGCAGTAATGCCGCCATGCCTCTGCCCTCCACCGTTGCCAGCAGGCCCTTTTCAGACAGGGTGATCCCGTAGGCATCCACCACGCCGTGCAGCATGACCTCCCCGTCCCGCAGGGCGGTGAAGCGGGTGGCCTTGGGCAGAAAATCCGCCATGCTTCCATCGTAAAGGCAGATGGCGCTGAGACTGTCGCAGGGGACACTGCCGGTGAAGGTCAGCTCCCAGCTGATGAGCATGGGGAGGAGGCAGCGGCTGCCGTCATAGGCGGTCAGTTCCAGTGTCAGCATGGGATCACCACCTTGTCGCCCGCGCCAATCAGATTGGGATTTTTCAGGGCGGGGTTGGAGGCGAGAATGGCCTCGGTGGTGGTGCCGTAGCGGTGGGCGATGGCCCACAGGGTCTCGCCGCTGGAAACACTGTGGGTGACAGTTTCCACAATGGGCGCGGGCGCCTGCGCGGGAGCGATCTCGGTCAGATGCTGCTCGTAGCCGTCGTAGCGCTCCCGAAACTCAAAACTGTAGCGCACATAGTCCGGCAGAGGCTGCTGCTCCAGCCGCAGAGCGGTGAAATAGGCGTTGGCGCTCTGCCATACGGGGTGGATCAGAAGCCCCGGCTCGCCGCCGTAAAAAACGGAGGCCAGACGCTTGAATTCCTCATAGGCGCCCTCGCCGGCGAATTCCCCCTCGCCCCGCATCACCCGGCAGCCCATCCCCAGATCCTGCATGCAGAAGCGGCCGAAGGGCACCTTGTGTACGGCGACCTGCCGCTCATAGGTGATGGAGTAGGTGGTGGGATTGTGGGGCCAGATGTAGTTTTTAAAACGCATTGGTGTCAAAAGCATGACATATTACCTCCGTCAGTACAGGGGAAACCCGTTGTCGTAGAGCCGCTCGTCCCGCTGGAAGGCAGCGGATACTGCCTGAGCGGTGAGAGGGGCGCTGCCGGAGCCGGTCAGCTCCTCTGCCATGGCGAAGCGGCCGCCCCGGGGCTGAGGCATCTCCCGCTCCACGGAGAACCCGGCGCTGACCGCCCGGGGCAGCGGGGCAGAGACCTCCGCCTGCGCCGCCGCCGGGACAATGTCCGCAAGGGTCAGAGGGGGCGGCTCCGCCCCTTCCTCCGGCAGAGCGTCCCAACGGGGCGGTGTCCTGCCGGGAAGGGAAAGATCGCCGATTACTTCAGTCTCAGCCGAGGGGGCTTCCTTTACGGCTGAGAATTGTGAGGAGACGGCAGCCGGCTCCGCCGGAGCGGGGGGAGGGGGCTGCCCGGCGGCGGAGAGAGTCTGATACTGCTCTGGGTCAAAGTTCCGGTTTTCCCCCTGCTCCCGGCTTTCCTCCGTGGAGGAAAAGAGCCGCTCCATCCGTTCCAGCAGGGAGGAGAGCCTCCCAAGAGCGGCCATAGGCAGCTGGATATTCAGCTGGATCAGCTCTTTTTCTTCCATCAGGCAGTCACCTCGATGCGGCTGGTGGCCATCAGGGTGACTTTCTCCGCCACCATGGAGCCCACCTTGCCCTCTTCCTGAATGCTGCTCCACTGACAGCCGCTGTAGATGACCTTTCGGTCGGGCTTGCAGATGACCAGAGAGAAGTTGGCCAGAGCGAAGAAGTCGATGCCGTCGCTGATGGCGTCGTCGGTGGCGTAGAGTCTGGTCAGCTCCAGCACATACTTGTTCTGCCCGTTGATGGTGGCCACGGGCTCACTTTCACCGAAAGCCTCCACCACCTGACTGCTCTTGGTAGCCTTGGCGGTGTAGCTCTGCACCACGGCTACCTTTTTGCCGTCCAGCTCCAGATAGATATCGCAGCTGGTGGGAAATCCTGTTACGTTCATGGCATTGTTCCTCCGATCAGATGGTAATGTGGGCGGTGAGGTGGATCTGGTTCAGGCCGTGAGCCACGGAGAAGGTGAACTCCACCAGACACACGGTGGGATCCTCCGCGCTGGCCGCCACGGTCACATCGCCGTAGCTGTCTATGATCTGGGCCTTCAGCTTGTTTTCCAGCTCCACGATGACCTGAGAGCGGATGGCTCCTCTGGTCTGCTGCGTGTTCTTGGTGCGGGTGAAGCGGCTGCGCAGGCTGGAACGGATGGCGGGGATCACGTCATCCACGATAAGGATGGTGGTCAGTTCCCTCCAGGTGGTGTCCGGCGCGCTGCCGGAGGTGGTGCGGGTGGTGATGCCGCGGACGGGGGAAACGGTGCCGCCCACCGCCTCCAGAGGTGTAACGCCGCCGCGCACCAGCAGGTCGATGTCGTTGTCGCTGAAGATGGTGCTCACGCCGCCCAGACCCTTCAGAGCGGTGCCGTTGAGGGGAATGGCGGGATCGGCGGTGGATGCGATGGCTGCCGCCACCGCTGCGGCGGCAAATACACCGGAGAGGGCGTTGCCGGCGCTGTCCAGAACGTCGGGTCCCACCAGCACCATGCGCTCGCTGTTGAGAGCGGCGGCGCGTTCGATCAGGGCGGCGGTGTCGGCGCCGCTCATGCCCACCACGCCGATGCGTTCTCTGCGGGCGGCGCTGGCGCTTTCCAGACTGGCGCGCAGACTCTGCTGCACGCTCACCTCGCCGCTGTCGTAGACCACGATCTGCACGTTTTCTGCCTCGCCGATGGCGGCAAAGGCGGATTCGTAGTCGTTTTTGTCCACCGCCACGGCCACCACAGAGGACGCGCCGCCCAGAAACAGCAGACGCAGCAGGGTAGACATGCCGGGGCTGCCGGCGGCGTCCTCGCCGAAGGCGGCGATGCCGGATTCGTAGCTGGTCAGCAGCACAGGCACATTGGGTGTACCGGCGGTGCTTTTCGCTGCGGCGGCAACGACCCGGGCGGCTCTGCCGCCGCGGATCACGGAAGATGCGCCGTAGGAGGAATAGACTCCGGGACGCTCATGGATGATGTTGCTCATTTCGTCATGACACCTTTCAAAATAAAATCAGACAGCAGCGCGGCTTCTCCGGTGGTTTCCGCCGTGAAAAAGGCGCTGCAGGTCATGCTGCCCCGGCGCAGGAACATGGACGTATCCGTGTCCCAGCCGGTCTCCTCCCAGCTCAGCTCCTGTGCCCGCAGCCCTGCGGGGAGACCTTCCAGCATGACGCGGTGGAGGATCTGCAGTGCGCTGTCGCACCCGGCCGCGCCCGTTTCGGGCGGGGAGTAGATGTCCAGAGACAGCGTCAACTCCATCCGCAGACCGTAGATCTCCTTCTGCGCCAGCGTGTCGGGGGCGGTCTGGCTGCCCAGATAGCTGCCCAGAGCTTCGCCCCGGGTCTCGCCTCTGCGAAAGCCCACCGCCGCCACCGGTGCGTGAAAGGCCTTGGCCCAGCCCGGTTCATAGGCTGCCCGGGCGCTGAGTCCGGCCTGCTCCAGAGCGGAGACCACGGCGGACTTGATCTGTTCCAGATGGGTACTCATACCGCTGCCTCCTTTTCCTGCCGGAGAATTGCCCGGCAGCCGATGGTTTGTTCTCCCAGACAGATGGGATGGGTCTCCTGCGCGATCAGAGCGAGATCGCCGCGGTGCACCCGGTCGCCGGGGCAAAGCTGCGGAGCGGGCGGCCCCAGATAGAGCCATCTCTTCCCGCTGACGGCGCCCAGCGGTGTGGGCGTCAGGGGAAAGGCGGCGGTTTTATGGCCCAAAGGCTGCAGGAAGGCACGGATCTCCGGCTCCCCGCTGTCTGTGAGAAGGGTAACGCGCTGCCCGAAGCGGGTGAGGATGCGTGCAAAGCGTCCGTTCATCCCTTCACCCCCAGGAAGGCGAACTGATCGTCGCCGCAGTAGGGGGCGAGGAGTCTGGCCGCCTGACTGCGCAGGGCAGCGGAGGCTTCGCAGCCTCCGCCGCCTTTGATCTGCACGTCGCCGGCGCGGAACTCTGTCGTATCGTCGCTGCAGCGGCAGGGAAGAAGTCCCGCCACCGCCAGAAGGGCTGCGGCGCAGGGGAAGGCGCTGCCGCAGTCGGCGGGAGTAAGCCCGCTGCGCAGACGGCCGGTGAATTCCGCTTCCGCCGCCGCGCAAAGGGCGTTCAGGAGAGGTTTTTCGCTTTCGCTGGGTGCGGCAATGGCCTCAGCCAGCGCTAAAATGGTTTCGTTCGTGGGAAACTCCCCTTTCCTTATGCAGATCGTCTCTGCGCTCAGATAGTCAGCACCTTGCCTGCGTCGGCGTAGAGCTTGGCGAAGCCGGAGATGCTGGTGATGGCGGCACGTTCCACCTGACGGTCAATGAGCTTGTCGTACTCCACCGTCACATCGCCCGCGCTGACCATTTCCAGCGCATAATTGCGGTCCAGACCGATGAGGGTGTTGGCAGGCATGGCGCTGGTGCGCAGGAGATTGGCGCCCAGGGGGGAGGAGAGGGAACCGGTACCCTGGAAGTTCAGACCGGTCAGGGGGTTCTGGAACTCTTCCATCTTCAGCATGTCCAGCATCACGGCATTGGGTACCAGAATGGTGTTCATGGTGTAGGGATCGAACTGAGCCCAGAAGTCCAGCAGAGCCTCGTAGCTGAGCTTGCCGCTCTCGCCGCCGATGGGAGCGGAGCCAACGGCGAAGGACGCGGCAGCGTTGTTGTTGCCGTCGCCGTTCATGATGACGTTGATGGCGTCCTCCAGATGCATGCGGGCGATGTGGCTGCCGATCTGGCGCAGAGTGATGGAGAAGAGATCCAGTCTCTGGAAGCGGATGGCTTCATAGGAGGCCACCAGCATGCGGCCGCGCTTGTGCAGCTTCACCAGATTGCTCTGGGTGCGCACGGTGGTCTGGGGCAGGACAGCGCCCTCCTCCACGCGCTTGAGCTTCTTGTCGTCCTCACTGGGGACGGAATAGATGGAGCGGTAGTCCATGCCGTCGAACTGAGTCACCGTAGCGGTGATGGAGGGCAGGACGTTGTCCTCCTCCATGCCCTGACGGACCACGCGGGAGACGAACTCGGGGAAGAGCACCGCGGACTCGGTGGTGAGGAAGAACTTCTCCACCACGTCGGAGCGGCTGCCCTTCACGCGGATGTCAAAGCGCTTGAGCTGACGCTGGAAGGCATCCAGGCCCTCCAGGGGAGTGCCTCTGTAATGTTCGCTGGGGTCGGCGGCCTCCAGCACCTGGGAGAAGGACTTGCCGGCCTCTCCGTACATACCCTTCTCCAGTTTCAGATTGTCATAAGCGTAACCCATGATGTAATCCTCCTCTTACAGTTTGATGGTTGCGGTCTGACGGGTGGTATCCACGTCGACCACCAGATAGGTCTTGCCGGAAGCATCGGCGGCGATACCGCCCGAGCCGTTGGCGCTGAGGGTGCTGAACCCGACTGCGGGGGCGGTGCCGGTGTAGCTGACGGTCACAAAGCCGTCCACCTGCACGCTGCAGGCGTCATCGCGGCAGCACAGTGCCACGCCGATGAAGGCATCGCCCTTTGCGCAGGCCTTTACGGTGCCGTTGCCGGCCATAGTCACCACATGACCCTCAGTCAGAAGACCGCCGGCGAAGGTGACGGTCTCACGGCCGATGCCGTGGAAAGAAACATTGCTCATATTCTGTTCTCCTTTATATAAATGTAGATCCTCAGATCAGGAACGCGCCGTCCTCTTCGGCAGAGGCAGCGGTTCCGGCGAAATGCAGCTGGGGCTTTGCGGGGAAAATGGTGTCCACCCTCTGGCGATACACCTTGGTCAGTTCCAGAAGCTCCCGTTCCTCCAGCTTCTCCACCGCGCCGCCGAACACCTGCAGATCCAGCGCCTCATCCGCCAGACCTGCCAGCCCTACCAGTTCCCGGCGCAGGCCTTTCATGTAGGCGCGGCCCAGCTGCGCTTCCTGCTCCAGCTGTTCCAGTTCGGCAAGGCCGATGCCCTTTTCGGCGGCCAGACGGTGCAGGGCTCCGTTGACCTCTCTGCTGTAGGTCTTGATGACGCCGGCCTTTCGCTGGGCGGGCACGGCCACAAAGCTCCACTCATAGGCATCCTGGGGCTCCTGCAGGGTGAAGTAGCAGAGTTTGCCGTCGTACTCCCGGCCTCTCTGGTGGCTGCAGTGTTCCTTGCCGCAGACAGAGCAGACGCTTCTGGCTACGCTGCAGCCGATGCTGACTTCCTTTTTGATGCCCGCCTCGATCTCTTCAATGAGATCCCGGTTCTTTTCGCTGCGCAGCATGTAGGCATAGCCCTTCAGGTAGCGGCAGCCCTCGCCGGCCATGGTGAGGCCGCTTTCCTGACAGATCTCCGTCCGGTAAAGTCTGGCGGTCTGACCCTGCGCGGACCAGCTGTGGTCAAAGATGCCGCTTTTGCCCATGAACAGCTTGCTGAGCGCTTCCAGGGCGGCGCTGTCGAAGCGCTCGAAGTCTCTGTCCACCTCGTTGTCGCACAGCCGCAGGGCGAAGGTGTAGACATCTTCGGCCTCCAGCCGGGTTTTTGCCAGAGCGTTGATCCGCTTCAGGTCTTCGGGGGATATCTGATGCTCCATCACGCCGCCCGGCAGCTTTTTCACATCCAACATTCGCTTCCTCCTTACTCTGTTGCCGCGGCCATTCGTTCTGCCGCGTCGTTTTCGATGGCCAGCTTTCTGGCCTGCTGCCTGTACCAGTCGGCCTTGGCCTCTTCCAGCAGATCCTGCAGATTGATGTCATCCCACACCACCTGCACATCGCAGCCGTAGCCGTGCATCCGCAGCCACAAGCGGCAGATACGGCTGACCGGCGGGGTCAGTGTCCGGCGGATGGCGGTGATCTCCGTGGTCAGAAGATCTGCCTGCTGGGCGCTCATGCGCTCCGTGCTGGACCAGTTGAGTCCCA